CAGAGCGAGCGCGCCGAACACATTGCCAAGCAACTCGCGGCACCCCCGATAACCGACGCCGAGCGCGCCGCGGACCGGGCCAAGATCGAGGAGATGATCGCCGAGCTGCACGAACGGATTCCGGCCCAGCGGCTTGAAACCTACCGATCCGAGACGCCAGCCGCGCAGGCGCGTCGGGATCTGCTCAAGCAGGCGGCGGAGAAGTTCACCGCCGGCATCCTCGACGGCTCGGTCCCCAACCCCCTCGAAGGGAGGCGCGCATGACCATCACGCCCGCGCCATCCACGTCCGCAGCAGTTCGATCACCGGCCCCGGTATCCGCCGGTCGCCCGCGATCCAGAACCGGAGAACCCCGTGACGAGCGAGAGCGACAAGCCCGAAGCCCTGTGGGGATGGACGGCAACGCCTCCGGCCCTCTGGACCGATGCCGAGTTCGAGATGCAGGAACGCTGGTTCGCGTTTCTCGCCTACGGCGGGCCGCTGCCGATCCCGCCCGAGGACTACGCCCGCCATTGGGCGCTGGAAGGGCCGGGACGGCCGGAAATTTGGCCGCCGGTAAGCGATGGCGGGCCAGTCGCACAGATACGGCCGGAAGAGCGCGAGGCGCGCCACGCGCCAACGTAGCCCAGACACGCCCCATCGTCCGCGACCACCGTGAGGTGCCCGCCATGATGCCCCGCCGCAAAATTCTCTCGCTCACCCTCGCGTCGCCCCGCACGCATGTCCGCTGGACGCCCCCGCTCGGCGATTTTCTCGCCGCAGCACGATTTCCCTTGACACCCGAAAATCCTCACAAAGCATCGCCCTCAGTCGAAACATCCACGTCGGGAGACGTCGATATGGCGAAGTCCAAGCCTGCGAAAAAGTCCGGCAAGCGCGGCTGCTGATTGCGCATGGCCGATCTCGGGCGGCCCAGCAGCTATGACCCCGAATTCGCGGGGCAAGCTGAAAAGCTGTGCCGGCTGGGCGCAACTGACATCGAAGTGGCGGACTTTTTCGGCGTAGACGTTCGCACGGTCTACCGCTGGAAGAACCAATTTGAGGATTTCTGTCAGGCCTTAAAGGCCGGCAAGGAAGTTGCCGACGAGCGCGTCGCGCGGAGCCTGTACGCCAAGGCTACGGGCTATTCGTTCGATGCGGTGAAGATTCTCACCGTCGCTGTCGGCAACAACGGCGGCTCTGAGGTCCGGGAAGTCCCTTACCGCGAGCACATCCCGCCCGACACGACGGCGGCGATATTCTGGCTCAAGAATCGCCGGCCTGCCGAATGGCGCGACCGCGTGGAACACACCGGCACCGATGGCGGTCCGCTCGCCGTGCAGATCATCCGCTATGCCGACAATCTGCCTGCCGAATAACTGGACCCCGCGGCCATATCAGCGGCCCCTGTGGGATTATCTCGAACGCGGCGGCAAGCGCGCGGTCGCGGTATGGCATCGCCGCGCCGGCAAGGATGAGATCGCGCTGCACCACGCCGCGGTCAAGCTGCACGAGCGCGTCGGGAACTACTGGCACATGCTGCCGGAGGCCTCACATGCGCGCAAAGCCATCTGGGAAGCGGTGAACCCGCATACCGGTCGCCGCCGCATCGACGAGGCGTTCCCGAAGGAACTCCGCGAGACGACGCGCGAAAACGAAATGCTGATCAAGTTCAAGATCGGCAGCACATGGCAGGTCGTCGGGTCGGACAACTACGACAGCCTGGTCGGCGCACCGCCGATCGGCATCGTGTTTTCCGAATACGCGCTCGCTAACCCGAACGCATGGGCCTATCTGCGGCCGATTCTCGCCGAGAATGGCGGCTGGGCAGTGTTCATCTATACGCCGCGCGGCCGCAACCACGGTGCGACGTTCTACGAATCCGCGACGTCGGACAAGGCGTGGTTCGCCCAGCGTCTGAAGGCGGACGAGACCGGCGTCTTTTCCGGCGAGCAGTTGAACCGAGAGCTCGACGAGTACCGCCGCGAGTTCGGCCCGACCGATGGCGAGAGCCGCTATCGCCAGGAGTACCTGTGCGACTTCAACGCAGCCGTCGTTGGCGCGTACTACGCGCGCGAAATCCAGGAGACCGAAGATCAGAATCGCGTGACGCGAGTCCCCCGCGAGGTCGGATTCGATGTCGTCACGGCATGGGACTTGGGCATCGGCGATTCGACCGCGATTTGGTTTGCCCAGATTGTTGGGCGCGAGATCCGCCTGATCGACTACCTCGAAAACTCGGGCGTTGGCCTAGATTGGTACGTCCAGCAGATGCGCCAGAAGATGTACACCTATGGTGACTGCATTCTGCCGCACGACGCGAAGCCAAAGCAATTTACGTCGGGCAAGAGCGTCGAGCAGACATTGCGGGATTTCGGGCTCAAGACCCGCGTCCTCGGGCAATCGAAGATTGCGGACGGGATCAACGCGGCCCGCGTGCTGTTTCCAAAATGCGTGTTCGATGCGACGGCCTGCAAGCGCGGGCTGGACGCGCTGCGCCAGTACCGCAAGGAATGGGACGAGACGCGAAAGGTCTTTCACGATCGCCCGCTGCATGATTGGACCTCGCACGCGGCCGATGCGTTCCGCTATCTCGCGCAAGGTGTTTCGATCAAGACGGAACGGCGCCCGGCAGACCGCCCAGCGCTCGCCGGGGCGTGGCTCGGATGAGCGACAAGTCCGTTGCCGAACAGCTCGCCGACTACGCGCTCGCGGTCGTCACCGACGATGCGAAGGCCGCAGCCTCGGCCGCAGAGGACGCCAAGACGCTGTGGGGCAACCTACCTGCGACCGATCGAACGATGATGCTTCTGGCGGCCGGGCAGCTTGAGGCGGAACGCGACGCAGCGCTCAAGCGCGCGATGACGGGGAGGCGGCAGTGAGCGAGCGGGTCTATTTCTCGATCGCTCCAGTGGGGCGTTCATTCCTGACTACGCGATTCCGCGTCCCGATCCCGCGTGACGCTGAATACGACATTGCATGGGATTCCTACGCCATAAATCTCGGATTGGCGGATACCGAAAATCTGATCGCGAACTTGAAGGAAGCCGTGGCCGTGTGGGGCACGCGCCTCGCCGATGATCATCCTGAGTATGAGGCCAGCGGCTAATGGCTTCCGACCGCGACACCCTTAACGACGCGCTCGACGCCTTCCAATTGGCCTCCGATGCCGAAGAGGACAACCGCGCCTCCGCGCTCGCGGACATGAAGTTCGCCCGCCTCGGCGGTGATGAGCAATGGACCATCGATGGAAAGAATTGGGCACAGGCCCGGCGCGTCGAGGGCCGTCCGGTCATCACCGCCAACCGCATGCCGGCGTTCATTCGCCAGGTCACCAACGACATTCGCATCAACCGGCCGGCGATCAAGGTCCACCCCGTGGACAGCGGCGCCGACATCGAGACCGCGAAGGTGATCGACGGGCTGTGCCGACACATCGAGTATTCGAGCGATGCCGACGTTGCTTACGACACGGCGAGCGAGCACGCGGTGACGGGCGGCTTCGGGTTCTTCCGCGTCGATATCGACTACGCATACGCCGACACATTCGACAAGGATCTGAAAATCCGCCGCATCGCCAATCCGTTCTCGGTCTACGGCGATCCGAAGAGCACCGCGGCGGACAGCTCGGACTGGAATTCGTCCTTTGTCGTCGATGAGATGACGCTCGACGATTTCGCGGCGCAATTCCGCGGCGCCAAGAAAGTATCGTGGGAAACCGAAGGCTACCGCGGACTCCGTGAGCCGTGGCGACGCGGCGACAACGTGCTGGTCGCGGAGTGGTTCACGCGCGAAGAGATCGATAAGCCCATCGTGATGTGCGTCGGCCTCGACGGCTCGCGGCAGATCATGGACGCGGAGGCATATCAGGCCAATGCGGATCTGTTCCAGGCGATCGGCCTGCGTGTCGTCGCCGAGCGCGTCGCCAAGGCGCAGAAGGTGACGCACCGGCTGATGTCCGGCGCCGAAGTGCTCGAAACCAACGAGTGGCCGGGCTGCTACATCCCGATCATCCCGGTCTACGGCGAAGAGGTGAACGTCGAGGGCAAGCGCTATTTCCGCTCGCTCATCGCGGACGCCAAAGATTCGCAGCGGATGTTCAACGTGTTCCGCTCGTCCGCGGTCGAGATGGCGGGCCTGCAGCCGAAGGCGCCGTTCATCGGGCCGGAAGAGGCGTTCGAGGCCGACACGGACAAGTGGGAGACGGCCAACGTCAAGGCCTATCCCTACATCGCCTACAAGGGCGCGGTACCGCCGCAGCGCGTCCAGAATTCGGGCCAGCCGATCAACGAAATGGCCCAAGCGCTGGCGATGTCCGACGACATGAAGTCGATCATGGGCCTGTTTGACGCGTCGCTGGGGCAGAAGTCCAATGAGACGTCTGGCAAGGCGATCATGGCCCGTCAGCGCGAAGGCGACGTCTCGACGTTCCACTTCGGCGACAACCTGACGCGCGCGATTCGCCACTGCGGGCGCATCCTGATCGACCTGATCCCGAAGGTCTACACCGGGCCTCGCGTGATCCGCACGCTTGGCTACGACGGCAAGGCCGGCTCGGCCGTGCTCGGTCCGCGCCCGCAGCCCGGGCAACCGCAGCCGGGCCAGCCCGATCCGCGTCAGGAACAGCAGATGCAGGACGGGCAGGCCGTGAGCCGCATCTTCGACCTGACGGCCGGCAAGTACGACGTCACGGTGGAAAGCGGCCCGAGCTTCACGACACGTCGCGAAGAGGCGGCGCAGGCGATGACGGAACTGATCCGCTCCTATCCGCAGGCGGCACCCGTGGTCGCGCCCTCCCTGATGAAGGTGATGGACTGGCCCGGCGCCGACGAGATGGCGACGAAGCTCGAACAGGTCGGCGCGGCGCAGATGGCCGAGAGTCAGACCAAGGCCGAGAACCAGAAGCTTCAGATGCAGATGGAAGGGCTGAAAGCCGACAAGTCGGCGCAGCTCAAGGACTCCGAGACGCGCGCGTTCGACGCCGAAACGAAGCGGATGCAAGCGCTGGGGCAGGCGATGGTGCCGCCCAATCCCGAAACGCCGCTGGACCCGGCCGAGCGCGCGGTGAAGGAAGCCGACGCCGATCTCAAGCGGGCGCAGGCGGAAAAGCTGCGGGCCGAAGCCGCGAACGCCAACGTCGATACGCGCGACCGCACGCTGTCAGCCGATGCGGTGGCGGCGGCGAGCCAAAGTCATGCCGACATGGCCGGCGTACTCACCCAGGTCATGCAGGCCAATGCGGCGATGGCCGCTTCGATTTCGACGAGCATGGAGCGCATGGCGCGCGCGGCGGAGGCCGACACGGTTATCGAGGTCGGCAAGGATGGCAAGAAGCGGGGCCGCAAGGTGCTGATGCCCGCCGCGCCGACGCTGCAATGAGCGGGCTAGCGATCCCGGCCGGTGATTTTGCGCTGAATGCGGTCGTCTCGCTCCAGCGAGGCGCCAAGCGCCATGCCGGCCAGGAGGCCGACAACCAGCCCGATCGCAAGGCCCCACCAGAATTCCATTTTGAGACGGCGGCACGATGGCGGGCGAATGCACGCGGAAAGAGGGTTAAGAAATGGCAGTTCTAGCCGACGCAGATCGACTCAAGTGCTACTCCGACTTCATCGCCGAGATCGGATCGGCGCGCGAGGTGTTCAACGGCGTCACCAAAACCGACATTCGCGCGGCGGTTAACGCGCTCGACGACTTCCTCGTGACGAACGCCGCCGCGATCAACTCGGCGATCCCGCAGCCCGCGCGCGGCATGCTGACAGCGGCGCAGAAGGCGCGGCTGCTGATGTGGATTGTTCGTTATCGCTATCTGAAGGGCGCTTGATATGGCATCTGGTAATACGCTCGCGACCTTCTATCCGGCGGACAATGAGCCGCCTTCGTCCAGTTACGCTACGCTGGACACGCGCAACGGTCACCCGTGCCTTGATTTCGACGACGCTGCAGCGAGCGAGGCGGCGATCTTCTCATTCGTGCTGCCGCGCAACTATGCCGGCGGCGGAATCACGGTCTATCTGCACTGGTCGGCCACGTCGGCAACGACTGGCAACGTGATGTGGCAAACGTCGTTCGAGCGCATCGGCAACGGCTCGCAGGACACCGACAGCGACGGCTTTGCAACGGCGGTGACGTGGAGCGCTGCGGGCACCTCGGGCACGTCGGGCAACATCACGATCTCCAACCAGGCGCACACGGACGGCGCACAGATCGATAGCATTGCGGTCGGCGAGTTGTGCCGCATCAAGGTCGAGCGGCTGGGCTCGAACGCGAGCGACACGATGACGGGCGACGCCGAATTGATGGCGGTCGAGCTGAAGGAGACATAAGCCCGTGGCGCTGACCTTCACTCGCGCGTCGAGCAAGTATCTCCGCATCGCAAGCGCCGCGATCACGGGCGCTCCATTGACGATGGCGTGTTGGTTCTACCCGACCGATTTCACGAATTTCCAAATTCTGATGTCCATCAACAACAGCTCGTCAGCATTCAACAACTTCCGGTTCGACTATCGGGGCGACAGCGGTGGGAACCCCGTTGCCGCTACGGCGTGGGACATCGGCGGCGCGTCCGGCGGCACGTCATCGGCGGGGGCGAGCGGGGCGAGTGCCTGGTATCATGCGGCAGCGGTCTACGCATCGAGCACGAGCCGCACGGCCTACTTCAATGGCGGCAACACCGGGACCGACACGGCGAGCCGCACGCCGTCAGGTCTGAACGATACCGAAATCGGCTCTTATCGCTTCGGGTCCGGCGCCCCCGAAGCGTTCTTCGACGGCTATCAGGCCGAAATCGCGATGTGGTCCGCCGCACTCGATGCGGGCGAGATCGCTGCGCTCGCGAAGGGGTTCAGCCCGCTGCTGATCCGTCCCCAATCTCTGGTCTACTACATCCCCGGCGTGTCGGACATCCTCGACCGCAAGGGCACGACCTGGACGAACAACAACAGCGTCGGGTTCACGAATCACTGCCGGGTCATCATGCCGCGCCGCCGCATCGTCGGGACGTTCGCCGGCACCAGCCCGCCGCCTCCGCCGCCAACCTATATCGGCGCGCGCTATCAAATGATCGGCGCGCAGCAATTCAGCGGCGGGAGGGCCGCATAGATGGCTACGTACCAGCCCGCCAAGCGCGCTACGGCATGGGTCGGCTACATCTCGCTGGTCGATCAGTCCGACACCAAGAAGATGAAGTCGAACCCGACGATTGCCTCTGGCGACTTCAAGGTGTCGAAGGACGGCGGCGCGCTCGCGAACCTGACCACGCTGCCATCGGTCACCCCCGCATCGTCGGTGATGGTCAAGATCGACCTGTCCGCGACCGAGATGACGGCCGACAACGTGACCGTCGTTTGCATCGATGCGGCCGGGGCCGAGTGGTGCGACCTCGTGTTCAACCTCCAGCCGAGCGCGCGGCAAATCGACGATCTGGCCTATCCCGCCACGTCGGGGCGCTCGATGGTCGTGGATGCGAGCGGCCTCGTGGACGCGAACATGGTCAAGGCCGGCCCGAGCGGCTCCGGAACGGCACAGACGGCACGCGATATCGGCGGTGCGGTTCCTGCCGCTGCGGCCGGCGCGTCCGGCGGATTGCTCATCAGCGGGTCCAACAGCGGCACGACGACGCTTGGCGCCCTCACTGTCACGGGCGCCACGACGATGACGGGCGGCCTCACCGCCGCGATTACGGGCAGCATCACGGGCAATCTGTCGGGCAGCGTCGGATCTGTCACGGGCAATGTCGGCGGTAACGTGGTCGGCTCGGTCGGCTCGCTCACGACCAACAACGACAAGACCGGTTACGCGCTCACCTCGGGCGAGCGCGCGAACGTTGCCGACGCCATCCTCGACCGCGACATGTCCACCGGGACCGACAGCGGCTCGACCACGGTTCGCACCCCGCGCCAGGCCTTGCGTGCGCTGCGTAACAAGTCGGCGGTCGCTGCCGGCACGCTCACGGTCTACAAGGAAGACGACAGCACGTCGTCGTGGACCGCGGCCGTCACCGGAACCGCAGGGGCCGATCCCATCACGGCGATTGATCCGGCCGGGCCGTAAGTGTGGCCGCCGGGTTCATCTCGCATGTCGGGCGGCATGTCGGCGGCCTAGCAAACCCGCCTGCCGCGGCGTCGCCTGCGGGCTGGCGCTCGTTCTGGGGCTTCTGGTTCGGCGGGATGTGCTCGCCTTCGGGCGTAACCCCGACCCCTCCGCCCCCGCCAGCCGTAGCATCGGGCGGCTGGACGCATGATCCCTGGGCGCGCCCCCGCCGCCGTCGCCGCGACGAACCGGACCGGCCGCCGCCCATCGTCATCGTCCAGACCGGCATCGTCCCGCCGAAGCCCGCAAAAATGGTCCAGATCAAGCCCGCCGACCTCAGCAAGCGCGCGGCACGGGACTCCTTGGGGCTGGACAAGGGCGCGGACTGGATTTCGTCCGATGACGAAGACGATTTCCTCTTGACTTCGTAAAAACCTCACAAAGCGTAGTCGGCGCATGAGCGAAGAACCGACAGTCACGACCGAGACTGCGCCCGCCCCGGCGGGAGCGGTCGAAAACGACGCTCGCGAACTCGACACCTCGACCACCGAACCCGGCCCCGAAGACGGACAAGCCGGCGACGATACGGACGAGATCGATTACGAGGGCGCACGATATCGTGTCCCGAAGGTTCTGAAGGACGCCTTCCTTCGGCATTCCGACTACTCCAAGAAGACTGCCGACGTCGCCGAAACGCGCAAGGCCATCGAAGCCGAAAAGGCCGAGATCGAGGCCACGCGCAAGAACCTCGCCCACCGCACCGAGGCCAAGGACGTCCTCGGCGCGATCGGTCTGCACATCAAGAACCTGGAACGGCAGATGAGCGGCGAGGCGTGGGAGCGGATGCGGGCCGAAGACCCGCTTCGCGCCAACAATCTGTTCCAGGACTGGACCCGCCTCAAGCACGACCGGGATGTACTCGCCGGTCGGATCAAGCAGGACGAGGACGCCGAGGCTCAGAAAGCGGAATCCGAAAGGAACAACCGCCGGACGGCAGGCCACGCGGAACTCGCGCGCGCGATCCCCAACTGGAGCCCCGAGACGGCAGAGAAAATCGCTTCAGGCATCGCACGGGAATACGGCTTCACGCGGGAGTTTCTCGCGAATGCGGCCGTGATGGACAACCCGGCGATCGTCAAGGCGATGAACGATGCCCTCAACTGGCGCCAGCATGTCGCAAAGCAACGCGCCCAGGCTCAAAACCCGCCTGAAGTTCCAGCGAAGCCGCTGCCTCGTGTCGGTTCAAGCCGTGCGCCCGCCATCAACGGGCTCTCGGACTCGATGCCCACGGAACAGTGGATGAAATCGCGGGACAAGCAGGCGGCGGGCAGGGCGTAGCGCTTCCCTCCAACGAGCCCCGCGCCGTGAGGCGCCGGCCCTCCGCAAGGAACTACTCCCGTGGCGAACACGCTACTGACCCCCACCGCGGTGACGCGCGAAGCGCTCCGCGTCCTGCACCAGAAGTGCAACTTCATCAAGACGATCAACCGGCAGTATGACGACTCTTTCGCCAAGACCGGCGCGAAGATCGGCGACAGCCTGAAGATCCGTCTCCCGAACCAGTACACGGTCCGCAGCGGCGCCGTGATGGACGTCCAGAACACGTCGGAATCGAGCGTGACGCTTCAGGTCGCGACCCAGAAGGGCGTCGACATGAACTTCACGTCGTCCGAACTCACGCTTTCGCTGGACGATTTCTCCAAGCGCATCCTGGAACCGGCGATGTCGGTTTTGGCCGCCGCGATCGAATCGGACGTGATGAACGTCTACAAGGACATCTATCAGCAGTCTTCGAACGTCGGCGCCGCGGCGACCTCCGCCAAGCTGCTCGCCGGCAAGAAGCTGCTCGTCGATGCGCTTGCGCCGAGTTCGCCGCGCTGGCGCGCCAACTATGGCTCGCAGGAGAACGTCGATCTCGTCGAGGCGCTGAAGACGCTGTTCCACGCCTCGAACGAGATCAAGGACCAGTACATCGACGGCGCGATGGGCACGGCGCTCGGGTTCGACCACTACGAGAACACGCTGTGGCCGCGCCACACGTCGGGCACGGAAAACGGCGCTTCGACGACCATCACGGTCAACGGCTCCAATCAGACCGGCGCCTCGGTGACCGTCACCAACGGCTCATCCAAGACGCTCGCCGTGGGCGACATCATCACGTTCTCGGGCTGCAATCGCGTACATCCCGAAACGAAGCTCGATACCGGTGTCGCCCAGCAGTTCGTCGTGACCACGGCGCTGACGTCGAGCGGAACGTCGGTCGCGATCAGCCCGTCGATCATCACGTCGGGGCCGACCCAGAACGTCTCGGCGTCGCCGACCACGGCGCAGGCCATCACCAAGGTGGGCGGCGCCTCGACGGCCTACAACATCGGCATGCTCTATCACCAGGACGCCTTCACCTTCGCGTCGGCGGACCTCGTGATGCCCGATGGCGTGGACTGGAAGGCCCGCGAAAACTTCGACGGGATCTCGATGCGAATCGTTCGGCAGTACACGATCAACAACGATCAGCTGCCGTGCCGTATCGATGTTCTCTACGGCTACAAGACGATCCGCGCGGCGCTCGCCGCCCGGTTCGCGAACAACTGACCGGAGGACAGGACAATGGCAATCGGTCTCCAGCTTTCGGACGGCAACCCGGACGGCTGCTCCTTCGGGCAGAGCGCAACCGACCTGATCTCGTTCTACGGGGCGACGCCGATCGTGAAGCCCACGGCGGCGAACCAGGCCGCGATCACGGCGGGCGCGACCACGACGGCGTGCAACAACCTCGTCATCGAGTTGCGACTCGCACTGGTCAACCTGGGTCTCATCGCAGGCTCGTGATGCTCGCCCGTGTCCCCCCGGCATCGCGGACGTTCATCGCGATGCCGGCCTACACGGGCGCGATCGAACCGGAGACGCGCAGGTCGCTCGAATCCTGCGCGCCTCTCTGCTTGCAGAAGCGGATCGCCATCATCGATTGCTACGTGCTTTCGGGGTGCTGCTACCTCGACCACGCGCGGAACATCTGCGTCAAGAAGTTCCTCGAATCCGATGCGAGCGATCTGCTTTTCGTCGATACCGATGTCGGCTTCGGGCCGGATGCCATTGCGCGCATCCTGACGACGACCAAGCCCTTCGTGGCCGGCATCTATCCCAAGAAGGAGGTGATCCCGGACTGGCCGGTGACGCTGCTTCCCGGCGATCAGCGGAGCGATGCGGAGGGCTGCCTTCGCGTCGCGATGGTGCCCACGGGGTTCCTGCGCCTCCACCGCTCGGTGTTCGAGACGCTTGCCGACAAGGTGCCGACCTATCGCAACGCCCAGCATGGCGACCTGAAGGCGTTCTTCAAGACCGAGATCAGGGACGGCGAGTATTGGGGCGAGGACGTCGAGTTCTGCCGCCTGTGGCGCGAGGCCGGCGGCGAGATCCACGCTATCCCCGACATGGATTTCAAGCACATCGACAACACCGGAAAGGTGTTCGAGGGCAACTGGGGCAGGTGGCTGCGCGAAAACCTCGCGCAGAGGGCGGCCTAGATGCAGCTCCTCATCGGATGCGGGAACAGTCGGACAAAGAAGATGTTCGACGACGCGCGCGGGAGCGAATGGCGCGATCTCGTCACGCTCGATGTTGATCCGTCCTGCCGCCCCGATGTCGTCCACGACCTCGAATCCCTGCCGCTGCCGTTCGCCGATGACAGTGCGGCGGAGGTCCATGCCTACGAAGTGCTGGAGCATTGCGGCCGGCAGGGCGATTGGCGGTTCTTCTTCGCGCAGTTCGCGGAATTCTGGCGTGTGCTGGAGCCGGGCGGGATGCTGTTCGCATCGGTGCCGCGACACGACAGCGAGTGGGCCTGGGGCGATCCCGGGCATACCCGCGTGATCCCGCCGCATGCCCTGCTGTTCCTGCACCAGCCCGCCTATTCGGAACAAGTCGGCAAAACCGCGATGACGGACTACCGGTCGGTCTACCGTGCCGATTTCGACGCCCATCATACGCAGGTGCATGGCGCCAATCTGTTCTTTGTCCTGCAAGCCATCAAGCCGTCACGGGTGAGCGTGTGACATGGGCCATATCCTCTACGGCTACCGCCGAAACGAACAGGGCCGCATCGAGCACCGCCGGTTCGATAGCGACCATTTCCCCGATGGATGGGTCGATAGCCCATCCAAGATCGACGGGCACGACGCGCCAGTCCCGGCAATCGTGCCGGTCTCGGCGCCCCAGGGCCATCAACCACCGATCGGCGAGGTCTACGGCGAGAAACGCCGCGGCGGTTGGCCCAATGGCGTCAGCCGGACCGACATGGCGGCGCGCCGATGACCGATTTCGGCACCATGAAGGCACGGATCGCCGATGAGGTCGACGACTCGGGCGCCGACCTGACGACGCAGATCGCGCGCGCGATCCAGTCCGCCATCAAGCATCACGAGCGGCGCCGGTTCTACTTCAACACCACCGTTACGGCGACCTTCGCGCTGGTCGCTGGTCAGGAGTATTACGGCTCGGCCGACAATTCATCGATCCCCGATCTCATCGAGATCCGGGACATGTATTTCGCGCACAGCGACGGCACGCGCCAGCATCTGACGCCGGTCCCATGGGAGCGCATCGCCGCCGCAGCAGACGGGGTATCGCGCGCTGACCCGGCCGTCTATTGCTATCACGCGCAGAAAATTCGCGTGCTCCCGATGCCCAGCGCGGCGCGGACTGTCACGGCGTCGTGGGTCTACCGCCTAACCGCCCTGTCGGCCGACGCCGACACCAATGCATGGATGACGGACGCGGAGGAATTGATCCGGCTCCGCGCCGAAATCATCCTGGCGCGCGACGTTACCAAGGACGACGCCGAAATCACGCGCCTGGCCCCGTGGGAGGCGCAGGCCTTGGCCGATCTGGAGGCCGAGACGCGGCGCCGTCGCGGCACACCGATCATGGTCAACGACATGATGTCGGGAGGGCGTGGTTACGACATCGCCACCGACTCATGGTAACGGTGCCCGTCGCCGACTTCCTGCCGGACTACCCGGACTATCAGAACCCCGGCGCGACCCTGGCGCGCAACGTCATCCCCGGCACGCGCGAGGGCATCGCGACCTATCGCCCGTTCCCGGCCTTCCTCGCCTACACGACGTCGGCGCTCACGGCGCGCTGCCAGGGCGCATGGTATGGCCAGGAATCCGGCGGCGCAGCGCGGGTATTCTTCGGCGACGCCGGGAAGCTCTACACTCTGAGCGGGACGACGCCCAACGACGTCAGCAAGGCCGCGACAACTTATGCCACGCCATCGGATGGCGGCTGGCGGTTCGAGACGTTCGGCGATCTGCTCGTCGCGACCAACGGCGTCGATACGCCGCAAAAGTTCGATCTCACCGACGTCATTGACGGATCAGTGAAGTTCGTCGATCTGGGCGGAACGCCGCCGCAGCTTCCCTATCTCGCCGTCGTGGGCGGGTTCCTCGTCTTTGCCGGCGGTATCACTGTTCAGTGGTCGAGCCTGGAGAACGCGGAAAGCTATACCGGCAACCAGGCCGATACGCAGGTCATGCCATCGGGCGGCCTCATCCGCGGCATAGTCGGCGGGCAGAACGGCATTCTCTTTCAACGCAACGCGATCCGCCGCCTCGTGCCGGGCGATCCCACTGCGTTCATCGAATTCCAGGTGATCGCAAACCAACTCGGCTGCGACATCCCCGGGTCGATCGCGGCCTATGGCGATGCGATCTTCTTCGTTCACCGCTCCGGGTTCTACCGGATCGATGGGACACAGAGCATCACGCCGATCGGCAACGATCGCGTGAACCGTTGGTTCTGGTCCAACGTGGATATGGCGAACCTTCACCGCGTCTCGTCGGCGATCGACTTCGTGAACGAGGTCTATGCGATTTCGTTTCCCTCGACGTCGGCGAGCGGCGGCACCCCGGATACGATCCTGTTCTGCCAGTACACCAAGGGCCGATGGTCCATGGCGAAGCCCGGGGATCACGAGACGATCTTCACCGCGGCGTCGCAGACGTCATACGACCTCGACACCGACATGAGCGTCGAGGATCAGAACCTGGATTCGACGTCGCTGCCGTCTCTCGACAGCGAGATCTATACCGGCGTCGCCCGCCCGTTGCTCGGCGCCTCGACGACTTCGCACTACATTGCGTTCTCGAACGGCTCGAACCTCGAAGCGACGATCGACACCGCCGAACAGCAGTTGACCAGGGGCGCCAAGTCGCGCATCCGCGCTGCGCGGCCTCTCGTGGATGGCGGGGCGCCCACGGTGGCGCTCGGGGTGCGGGACAATCTTCAGGATTCGGTGTCGTGGACTTCGGCGGAATCGCAGTCCTCGAAAACCGGGCTATGCCGCTTCAGGGTCGGTGCGCGAGCGCGCTATCACCGCGCCCGGATCACTGTTCCTGCCGGCGCGTCATGGACGCATTGCATGGGCCTCGATGATGTCGAAGTCATCGCGGCGGGCCGGCGCTGATGGCGGCGCCACTCTCCCGGCCCCGGCTGCTCCCCCGCATGGGCGGGACGCCGCTCGAACAGGCGGAGCGCATCAACTTCCTGATGGGGAAGTCAGGCAACACCGAACTGACGCTGACCGCGAACGCGGGAACCACGACGCTGACCGACCCGCGTATCTGCGCGACGTCATCGGTCAGCCTGTCGGCGCTCACCGCGAATGCGGCGGCGGAGATCGGGGCGGGGACGCTCTATGTGAGCGCGCGCGCCGATGGCTCGGCAACGATCACGCACGCCAACAACGCACAGACGGACAGGACATTCATGGTCCTGATTGTGAACTGATGGCGACGGTCCTCAAGGAAAAGCAGACGTGGTTCTCGGTCCCTGCCTATCAGGCCGAAAACCCGTCGGTATGGAATCAGGTCGCCAAAATCCTCGCGCGCACCTGCGCCGAGTATCGCGCCGAGGACGTTCGCGCGGCCGTCGTGGCGGGCACCATGGAATTGTGGGTTGCCGCTCCCGAAGGCGCGGTCGACGCGGTTCTTGTGACCCAGATCACGCGCACCAAGGACGGGCAAGCCATGACGGTCCTGTTCGTCGGCGGCGCCGAGATGAGGGACTGGATCGGCGAGCGCTGGCGGCTGGCCGACTATGCCCGCCGCCGCGGCTGCGCCGAACTTCGTTTTGAGGGCCGCGATGGCTGGCAGCGCTTCTTTCCCGAGGCCGAGCAAGTCGGCGTGAAGCTGAGGATCAAGCTATGAGTGGTGGCGAAGCACCCGCGCAGACAACGACGGTTTCCAAAAGCGAGCCGCCGGCTTATCTGCAACCCTACCTGACCGACATCGCAGGGCGGGCACAGAACTGGTACAACTCGTCCGCTCCGCAGTATTTCCCCGGCCAGACATATCAGTCCGCGAGTGATGCGACGAACGCCGGCCTTACATCGGCGATCAACCGGGCGCAGGCCGGCTCGCCGCTCATGGGCGCGGCGCAGAACGCCAGCCTCGCGACCATCCGCGGCGACAATCTTTCGCCGGATTCCAATCCGTTCCTGCGCGATATGGCGAGCGCTGCGGCGCGTCCGGTGGTGCAGAACTTCAACGAATCCGTCCTGCCCTCGGTCCAATCGTATTTCAGCAACAAGGGCCGCTACGGCAGCGGCGCAAACATCGCAGCGGTCGGACGCGCGACGGACTCGCTGACGTCGGCCCTGAGCGATCAGGCTGCGAATCTCTACGGCGGCAACTACCAGGCCGAGCGCGGCCGGCAGGAAGCCGCCATCGCGGGCGCGCCGAATCTCGCTGCGGCGGACTACAACGATGCCAACGCGCTGTTGCAGGCCGGTCAGACGCAAGAGGCTTACGACACCGCGCGGCGCAATGCGGAGATCGCCCGCTTCGATGCCGGCCAGAACAGGGAACTCGGCAAGCTCGGCGCCTACTCGAACATCATCTATGGCCAAAACACGGGCGGGACGCAGACCCAGACGCAGACCGTGCCGCAGACCGGCAACAGTTTCCTGTCCGGCCTGTTCGGCGGGTTGTCCGGCCTGTCGTCGATCGCGTCGATCGGCGGGCGCGGCGGGTTCGGCCTGTGGTCGGACGAGCGCCTGAAAGAGGACGTGAAGCGGGTCGGCGAAACCGACGCCGGCACGCCGATCTACACTTACCAGTACAAGAGCGACCCGACCAACACGACGCATATGGGCGTGATGGCGCAGGAAGTCCGCAAGAAGCGGCCCGGCGCGGTCCACAAGATCGGGCCGTATCTCGCGGTCGATTACCGCAAGGTCGCCTGAGATGTGGCCGTTCGATCAGACCCAAGGCGCCGTGCCCGGCTATCTGCCGCAGGACATGCCGGTGCCGGGGTATTTCGACATCCGCGATCTTCGCCGGGACGCCGCGACGCAGGGGCTGGCGCAGGCCTTTGCCGGCCTGTCGCGCACCTTCGCGCGTCGCCCGGTGACGCAACCCGCGCCGACTGTTGGCGAAGCCTTCGCCGGGGTGCAGCCGGCGATGCAGCGCACGATGATGGCGGGATTGCAGACGCAGGCCGCGGAACGCCAAAACGACGAGGCGCGGCGCTGGGACGAGCTGTCCGCAGGCAATCCGATGCTCCAGGGCCTCGGGCGGCAACTTGGCGGCCAGTACCTCGTGGCATCGCTCGCCCGCGACCGGCGCGAGCCGCCCGCCGGCTATGCCTGGGCGGACCCCAGCAACCCCAGCGCCGGGGTGCGAGCGATCCCGGGATACATCCATCACATTCCCGGCGTGGGCGCCGTCACGGCCGGCGATGCGCCGGGCCCGGGCGCCGCGCCGGCTCCGGCGGGCGGACAGGGCAACGACCTTTCCGCAATCATCGCCAGCCCGAACATGATGCGCTGGCAGCCGCAGATCGCGGCGGCGGCGCGTGAGTTCAATATCCCGGCGCCGTTGCTGACGGCCATGCTGGCGCAGGAGAGTCGCGGCGATCCGAACATCGTCGGGCCGGTGACGCGGACCGGGGAACGGGCGACCGGGCTGGGGCAGTTCATGCCCGGCACTTGGGCGGACGCGCAGCGCGCCCTCAATCTTGGCACCACGCCGCCGACCGATCCGAACGCGGCGATCCGTGCCGCGGCCTGGTACCTGCGTCGCAACATGGACGACTTCGGCGGCGACACCAACACGGCGCTCGCAGCCTACAACTGGGGGCCGGGCAATCTCCGCATGATGGGGATACACGGCCGCGCCCTGCCGCCCGAGATGATGGCGCGACTGCCGGCGGAGACGCGAAACTACATCGAGCGGATCACCGGGGCCTCGCAGGCGCAGCCAACGCAGGTCGCCCAGGCCGGTCCCGCTCTGCCGCCCGGAATGCGCGTCGTGGCACCGGAAAACGAGCGCCCCGTGGCGATCCCCGATCCAAATTCGCCGACCGGCTACCGCTACGTCCGGCAGTCCGAGGCGGTGGGCCAGCCCGCCGCAGGACCGAATACGCTTTCCGTCAACTCGCAGCCCGGCGGCGGCGTGTCGGTCTACAGCGGCCCGAACAACCCGCAGGCACAGGCGCAGGCAGCGCAGCCGGCGCAGGCGGTGCGCTCGGAGATCGACCAGCGCATTGTGGACAATACGCAGCGTCTCGGCCGTCTCCAGGAAATAGCGACCCGTTTCGATCCCCGGTTTCTACAGTACGGGACACAGATCCAGAATTGGGGCCGCGGCATCGCGGAGCGCTTCGGGGCCAATCTCTCGCCCGACGCCCGGCGCGACATGCAGGATTTTGAACAGTTCCGACAGACGGTCTCGGACGAGTTCAACCAGACCCTGCGCGCCATGTCCGGCGCCGCGGTCACGCCTTCCGAGTTCGAGCGCATGCGCGCGGCGGCGCCGTCCCTCGACGACAGCCCGACGCAGTTCCAGGCGAAGCTGCGGTCCACGCTGGAGAACATCGCGCTCGCCAACGCGCGCCTGCACTACTATCGCGCGCAGGGCATCCGCCCGACCTTCAATACCGATGGCGGGGTCAGTTCGCTCGACAACATGCGCGGGCTGATCCAAGCGCGCGGCGACGTCATCGCGAACACCCTGCGCGGCCAAGGCATGGCGCCGGATGAGGTGTCGCGCCGGGTGCGCGAGCAGATCCAGACCGAGTTCGGGATCTCGCCGATGGGGCTGTCGCGATGACGGACTGGTTCGCCGAAGCCCTCGAACCGACGCCGCCCCGCGCGGCCCCGGCCGCGTCGCCGCCCCGCGCGGCCCCGGCCGCGTCGCCGCCCGCAGCAGGGCAGGATTGGCTGCGCGCCGCCTTGGGCGACGGGTCCGCGATCGGCGTGCAGCCGCCTGGCACGCGTATGGGGCCGCCCATCGACGACATGAGTCGCGCTGCGTCCTATCGGGCGACGGGATCGGCGAGTCTGCTGCCGAACGTGGACGATCAAATCACCGCGTATTCGCGGCAGATGGGGATTCCGCGGGAGCGCTTCGGCGTCGATTCGAGCGGGAACATCGTCTACGCCGACCGCGACGGCAGGCTGGCCCGCGTCAACCCCTCGGTGTCCGGCGCGACGGGGGTCGGCGATGCGGCGCGACGCGCGGCGGGATGGCTCGCCGGTCAAGCCGGACCGGCAATCCCGATGGCTGGCGGCACGGCCGGCGGTGCAGTGGGCGAGGCGGTCGCGGGTCCGGCCGGCGGAATTTTCGGCGCCACGGCTGGGTCCGGGCTATTCGACTACCTCAGGCAGGTCGCGGGGCGCTATATCAACGGGTTGGACGAAAGCCCGCTGGGCAATCTGACCAACGTCGATCCGCTCAATGTCGCCGGCCAAGCCGCAATGGGCGGGGCGGGGCAGACGATCGGCACGGGGCTCCGCGCCGCATTCAATCGAAACCCGCTCGGCGTGTCCGCGTTCGATCGCGTCCAGGCTACGACGCCGGCCGCGCAGGCGGCATGGGAACGCCTCTATGCCTCCGCGGCGCGATCCGGCGTCGATCTCGACGTTGCACAGACCACCGGCCTACCGAGCCTCCGCGTCGCGGGCCGGCAGCTCCGCCGCTATCCCGAGACGATGGACGCCGAGACGGCGCGGCTCGAACAGCAGCAGACCGTGCAGATTCCCGACGCGATGCGACGGCAGATGGACGCCAATGTCGGGCCGGCGCGGTCGGTGGACGAGGCGGTTGGCAACAATCCCGAATTCGCGCCACGCGACCTGGCAGGCAATGCGCTGCCGCGTCCCGGATTGCGTGGGGCCGCGGGCGACATCATCGAAGGCGCCGGCAGGGCGCGGACCGCGCTGGCATCGCCGCACTATCAGGAAGCCTTCGGCAGCGGAACGATTCCCGATGCGTCGCCGATCGTCCAGCGCATCGACGATCTGTTGCAATCCGGTCGGTTCCCGGAGAATTCGGCGACGGCGCGCGCGCTGGGCGCGGCGCGTACGTCCCTGACCCGCGAAGTCACGGACGCGCAGGGCAACGTGACCCGTACGGTCCTCGACAACTACGAAGGCCTTCACAACGCCAAGCTGGCGATGGACTCGGCCCTCGGCGAACTGGCCCGGTCCGGCGCATCGCGCGCCGATCTCCGCGTCGCCGAACGCAATCTTGTCGCCCTTCAGCAAGACCTGACCAACACGCTTCGCCGCGCTCACCCGGCCTATGAACGGGGCTACCAGGCCTACATCGCGGCGTCCCCCGCGGTCCAGGCGGTCGAGCGCGATCTTGGCGCCCTGGCGAACATGGACGGCCCAGAGCGAATGGCCGTTCTCGACGCGACGTTCGGCGCGCGCAACATGACGCCGGAGCGGGTCACGCGGATGCGTCAGGCCTTCCTGACCACGGGGCGCATCGAAGAATGGAACGGCGCGGTGCGGGCGTGGATGGATAATCGCCTCGCCGATGCCGTGACGCCGCTCCAGGACGGGCAGGTGCCTAACGTGGCGGGGCGGCTGTTCAAGACCCTGACCGAAGGGCGCCAGCGCGACATCCTGCGCGCGGCGCTTCCCCCGGATGCCGCACGCAATCTGGAGGCGTTTTTTGAGGTGTTGGATGCGGCGCGGCGCTTCGCGCCCGAAGGCTCGCCCACGGCGACCGATCTCGGCGGCATGGGGGCCGAGGTGACGGGCCGCGCGGTGCGCAATTTCGGCCGCGCGTTGAGTCCGTCCACGGTCCTGGAGGCCGGCAACATCGCGGCCGAGACGATCAACGCGATGCGAACCCCGGCGATGCGGGTGCGCTTTGCCGAGGCTTTCAGCGACCCGCAGGCGCTGCGGACTCTGGGCAATCTGCGGATGCTGTCGCCGACGAGCGAGCAGGCGATGCGGATCGCGTCGCGGTTCGTGACGAATTACGTCGGCGCGACCGGAGCGGGCTGGATTACGGGCGGCCCCGGCGAACGAGCCCCGCAATCATCCGGGCCAATGAACTGACGCCGATGATGATGATCGTGAGAAGCATAACGACGACCGCGCCGCCGCTCGCGGAGCCGCCGCGCAGGATGTCGCCGGTACGCCAGAAGTCAACCAGGCAAGCCACGGCAACCATGCCGGAGGCAGAGATGAACAAGCGGGTCGGAAATCGCATGCGCGAGAGCGTAGCAAAGCGGGAGTACCCAAGCAATTAGCGAAATCCAGACCTCCAACTGGAGCGAAACCGCCGCCTCGAACACCGCGACACCGCCCAACGGCTTTCCCGAGGGCATGGCGCGCGACAAGGTGAACGACGGGCAGCGCGAGATGATGGCCGTCATCAAACGCGACTGGAACCGTTCCCATGCGACCGTGACGAGCACGGGCACGCAGCCGGCTTTCGTCCTCACCTACACGACCGCGCCGGCCTCCCTGGTGACCGGCATGCTGTTCGCCGCGAAGATGCACGCCGCCCCCACCGGGAGCGTCACGCTTTCGGTCGACGGCGGCTCGACGTTCAAGAAGTGCTACGACTCTGCCGGATCGGCGCAACTCGGGTCGGGCGCGTGGGCGATCAATTCGCGCTGCGTGTGGTCCTACGACTCGACACTGGACAGCTCGGCCGGCGGCTTCATTTGGGTCAATCAGGACAAGCCCCTTGCTGCCGGTTCCGGCATCGGTGTGTCCGGCATGACGATTTCGCTCGATATCAACGGACTGACGGAAGACACCACGCCCGACGCGGCGGCGGATTTCGTCGCGACCTATGACAATTCGGCCACGGCGAACAAGAAGGTGAAGCTGTCGAATCTCGCCGGCATTCCGATCGGGACCATAGCCGACTATGCCGGGACTTCGGCGCCGACGAATTGGCTCTTGTGCTATGGCCAGAACGTCAGCCGCACGACTTATGCGTCGCTGTTCTCCGCGATTAGCACGACCTTTGGCTCCGGCGATGGCTCGACGACATTCGGCCTACCGGACCTGCGAGGCCGCACGACGTTTGGCAAGGACGACATGGGCGGCAGCGCGGCGAACCGCGTGACCAATGCGGTGTCCGGCATTACGGGCACGACACTTGGCAGCGCGGGAGGCTCGCAGAGCCTGACGGCCCATACGCACACTTACGACAAGAACAGCGGGACAGGAATCAGCCCTGGCGCCAGCGGCCAGGGCGGCAGCCTCGCGACGATCGCCAGCGGGTCGACCGGATCTGGTTCGTCCGAGAACATGCCGCCCGCAGTCATCATGAACAAAATCATTTACGCAGGGGCGTGACATGGAACTTGATCCGGCGCTGGTCGAAAAGCTGGGCGGTCTCGATGCCGTTAAGTCGCGGATCGTCGCATTCAGGGATGCGGTGGAAGCGCACAAGGTTACGATCGATCAGCCAGCTCCGGTCGAGGCGGAGTTCATCGAGCGGCTAGCGCGGGAGGGGGTCGATGCTGACGCCATCACGGTTCCCGCGCCGCCACCTCCGCCGCCTCCGCCTCCACCGCCGACATACCGCGACCTCCGCAAGGAAGCCTACATCAAGGAACTCGGCAAGGTCGCCGACACGAGCTTCGAGAACACGACGGGCGACATGCTCGACATCGTGATTACGCAGCTTGAGGCGATGCGGATCGCTTCCGGGGTGAAGGCGACCGACGAGTATGCCGCGCGCATCGCGAAGATCGCCGAGATCAAGCAGCGGTTTCCGAAGGCGTAAAAAAAGGGGGGGGCTGAATCATGGCCGCGGGAGATCCCGAAGTGCAGCGCGATCTGGGGTCATTGACGGCCCAGGTCCAGGGTCTCAACCAGCGGTTGGACCGCCACGAGGCTGTGCAAGATCAAAGACACTCCGAGAACGTCCAGGCGCTCGCCGATATCCAGAAGACGCTGGACGAATTGAAAGAGGTCAAGGGCGCGTGGAAGATGGTTGCGACCCTCAGCACCGGGGCGGGGATGGCGGGCGGCTATGCGATGACGAAGCTGTCGGCGATCCTGCCGTTCCTGCGCTGAAGAAAGGTTGAACGCATGCGCGTCTCCGACGCCGGCCGGGCCAAGATCATCGAGCGCGAAGGCGTGCGGCTCAAGCCCTACGCCGACACCAAGGGCCTTTGGACCATCGGCATGGGGAACCGCTTCTATCCTGACGGCCGGCCGGTGAAGCAGGGCGATCCGCCCATCACGCGCGCACAGGCCGATGAGATGTTCCGCGTCACGCTGGACCAGTTCGCGTCAGGCGTGGAACGCGCCCTGACCCGCACGCCGTCGCAGGCGCAGTTCGATGCGATGGTGAGCTTTGCCTACAACATCGGTCTAGGCGGGTTCCAGCGGTCGTCCGTGCTGATGAAGTTCAACGCCGGAGACATCCAAGGTGCGGCGAAGGCGTTCGACCTCTACCACATCCCGCCCGAGATCGTGGGGCGACGCAACGGGGAGCGGATGCAGTTCTTGAACGGGTCCGACGTGTCCAAGCCGACGACACCGCCCGCTCCACCGACGCCCGCGCCGCACCCCTGGCTCGCGTTCTGGAATTTCATCGTCTCGATTTTTCGGAGGAAAGCATGACCGACAACACCCCGGACAATTATCTCGGACCCCTCACGAACCTGGGGGCGATCCTGACGACGCTGGCAACACAGTCCGACGACGTGAAGCATATCGCGGTCAATCTCGGGGTCGCCTGGGCGCTGCCGTGGCTCGCCGTGGCGGCCCTGGTGTTCGGGACGATGGCGGGGCTGTCGTGGCTCTACAGGCGCGCCGTGGGGCGCGGGAAGCCGTGGGCGCTGTGGTTGCAATCCAAGATGCCGTGGAGCGCGGCGTAATGGGTCCGGCCGCCTGGCTCGCCGCGAAGTTCGGCGGCATCGGCGTCAAGCTCGCCCTCATCGGCGGCGCTATCGCGGGGTTCTTCCTGTGGCTCGCCTCAGTGAAGCGCGGGGCGCGGAAGGAAGGGGCGGCGCAGGAACAGGCGCGCATCCAAGGAGCGTGGAATGAGCACCAGACGAAAGTGGTCCAGGACGTTGAGCGTGGCCGCGCTGATGGCCCTGCCGGCGCTCGCGAGCGGTTGCGGCGAGACGCGGGTGGCGATGGCGCCTGAGGTCGCGGTGCCCTGCCGGGCGCTGACCGTGGTCCGGGTCACGCCGCGCGCGGCAATCGACGCGATGAGCGATCAGACCGTGATGCAGATCGACGGGAACAATACGGCGATCCGGTCAGGGTGTGGGAGGTAAGACGGGCGGTGCATTTGAACCGCAACGCACTGTCCAGCGGTCCGGGTCCGATTGCAGAAGCGCTTGATTTCTGGGGGGTTCCGCTGGTGGGCACTACTGGGATTGAACCAGTGACCCCCGCCGTGTGAAGGCCAATCGCGGCCCGGAACCCCAGGTTCTCCCGTGAAAAGAGCACTGTCTGCAAGGGCTTTCGAGGCCGGTTCCGGTGTCTCGGGAAGCAAATCTGGTTCAATTGCACCGGGACGCACTGTCTAGCGCCAGCCGATCGCCGACACCGCCTTACGGAGATAGCCGGGGCTGTATTTGGCATAGACCCGCTCCGTGATGCGGCTGTCCGAGTGCCCAAGCACGGCGGCGATTTCCGACATCGGGGCGCCGCCCTCGGCCATCTGGACAGCTGCGGTGTGGCGCAGGACGTGCGGCGAGACATCATCCAGCCCAGCGGCTGCACAGGCGTTGTCGAACCCGGTACGGACCGAGCGAACCGCGCGGTCGGCGTACTCGATGACGTGCCGCGTGCGCTTTGCCTTGAATGCCGCTTCGAGGTAGGGCCTGGCCGATTCGTGTATCGGCACCGTCGCGCGGCCCTTCGTGCGCTTCCTTCCATCCCCTAGCTGGATCAACCCGCGCTCGAAGTTCACCCGGTCCCAGGTGAGGTCAAGAATGGCCTCCCGCCTGCCTGCCGTGGTGAGCGCCAGCACGATAAACAGGCTGCCAATGGGTGCATGAGATTGGGTGGCTTGTTCCCTCTCGCCATTCAACGAAGTCCTGCTCGCCCTTCCACCAACTCGCGATCCAGTATTGATCGGATTCGGCGTTGTAGACGATGACTTCTCTCCCATCTCTTGGCGCGCTCTCGATCGGTAGCCACTCACTCGGCATTGCGGTCCTCCCGTGCTCTGAGTGCGGCGATGCAGAGGGCGAGGGCGGGGATGGCGGCTACGCCCTCGCCCGTGTTTTCCGGCATATCGGGGTTCACCTCTGCGTACGCACGCCCTCCGCCGAATGACATTTCAACGAACGCGTTTCTCGGCAAGAGCGACAGCGCGGCGTCTACTGAGCCGGTGTAGAGAGGCGGATTATCTTGTGCCACAAAGACAAAGGCATATATGGCACAATCAAGTTCACAGTCCGGGCCCTCCGCGCGCTCCAGCCGCGCGATCAGGTCTGCGAGGTCACTGGTCATTGGGCTTCTCCGCGTAGGGGGAGGCGGCGAGTTGGACGGACCAATCGCGGTCACTGAGCGTTAGGTTGCCTGCCGCTCTCTGACATTCAGTGTACGCCCATAAATTGTCACCAATCGGCCTGTCGCCCAGAGCAGTTCGGAGCGCGTCCACCATCTGCCGCGTCGGCTCCTTCGGCACCACTACCGCCTTGCGCTGATAGAGCGCGTTGAGGGCGGCGGGGGAGAGGGGGAGGGCATCAAGTACAGTCTCGACATAAGCGACTGCGATGCAGTGTTCACTATCATCGAGACCAGAACTACCGCCGAAAAAACGATCAGCGACAGCCTGCGCCAATCGCTCCACCATCTTGGGGTCTAGTTCTTCAGTCATTGGGGAACGCCTCCAGGGCGGCGGTGAGGTCTTTGCGTGCCGGCGACAGGCCGCAGCTACATGGTATGTGTTGGGTCTGAATGCGGCGCATGCTGCACGTAATGCGATGCTCCGCGAATGCATCAATGCCTTTCGCCGCCGTGACCAGCGCCGTTACGCGAGGGTCAGGGACGGGCTTAGTGACCTCGGTCCATCCTGGAGTTTCGAGCGGGGCGAATGGGTTTGCTTTGCCAGTGTCCGCACAAGCAGGGCACGGCTCCGGGGCACAGCCAAAGCCTCGAAGTTCTTTGGTGCCCCCGCAAAACTTGCAATCAGTCATTGGGGAACGCCTCCAGGCCGGCGGTGAGGGCGCGTTTCTTAGCGTACAGCGCGATCCAGTATTCATCGGTCACTGGCGCGTTTGCATTCGCATCGAACGCCGCGATCAGTTCCCGCGCCGCCGTGACCAGCGCCGTTACGCGAGGGTCGGGAACCGGTTCGCTGCTTGCGAGTAGGGCTTCATGAAGGATCGCGGACTCCTCGCGCGAGACATAGGTGATCGGCTTTGGGCCGCCGCAGGTCTTGCAAAGAACGGCCACCGGGCCGCTGGCAATGAACCCGTATCCGCCGCAGGTCGGGCACGTCGCGCTGTCGGTTGTGTCAGCCATTGGCGTTCTCCGGGAGCTTGAGGGTGCGG